GTCTTGAAAAATTTTAAATTAAAATTCGCCGACGCCCCCGGGGGTACTCCCTTAACCTCAGGAAGTCCTACCCCCGTATTTTTTCTTTTGCTTATCTCCTTTTACTTCCTTAGCTATTGTATCCATAGCCTTATGTAAGTAGGTTATAGCTTCTTCCAGACTATCGCATGGTCTTCCGCCGCCGCCTGTATGATTCCCCCAGCCTGCAGAAATAAACCTAGCGCCGTTGCCCTCGTCACTTCTCCAGGTTGTGCAGTAGTTATCATACTTTAAATCTAGTATATAGTTCTTCGGCTGCTTAGACTCGTACCGCTCCATATAGTCGTTATAATAAAACTCTACTCCCAACTTTGAGCCTATATAGTTAACCATTTCTATTTCTGTCATATCTTCCAGATTTTTTTCTACTGGCTGCATAAAATCAAATATTGATAGCTGTCTTTCCATATACTCACCTATACAAACGTACTTCTTACTATCTTCTCTATCTTCTTTATATCTTTCTTTGTGTAAAGAAATATCTTTTCTATAAGCTCGTTAGTCCTGCATACGTTGCAGCCGTGGTTAAGTCTGTCTAATAAAGTCATAACTCCGAAGAGTATACGCCGCTCTTCTTCGCTCTCCGACTCCGTCCATAACTTTTTTACCTCGTTAAGTAATGCTTCATATTTCCCCATTTATTCTTTATTCCTCGCTTTCTATAAATATAACTTTGTTTTCCCACTTTTTATAAGCGTCTAAGTATATTTCTCGCTTATTTCCGTTTAGCGTTAACTCGTAATACATACCGTCGTTAAGTGTGGTACTAGCTAACGCTTTCCAATTCTGCAAGGTTTTACAATACCATACTATATAAACCTCATAACATGGTATTTCGTCGCTTTTGTCTAAATGATTGTCTACGTATTTCCTTACTATATCTTTACATAGCTGCATAAAAATTTCATCTGTCATTTACTTGCCCTCTTCCTCGCTTTCTAATAGTTCTATAGCCTTGTTAACGTACCATTGACACTTTTTTAAATCCTCTATAGGTGTCTCGTGTTTCTTCCTGCAGCGCCATATATACTTAAACGCGTTGCCTATGCAATAACTTATAAGTCCCTCTTTGCCTACTACTTCTTGCATAGCGTCTATACATTCTATTTTACCCTCGTAGTGCTTTGGGTGGTTTATATTATCTATTTTCTGCATTTACTCGCCCCCTCTATTTAATTCTCTTTTTATCTCTTCTAGTCTCTGCCTTTTCTCTTCGCGGTCTTTAACTATTAAGTCGCGTATATATGTATACTCGTCAACCTTTTTATTATATTCTGCTAGTATGTCTATAGTATTAGTTAAATGTGCTCTTATTTCCGCTTCTTCATACTGTAATTTACTAATAGCCATTTAATCGCCCCTTTCTATCTCTATGCAGTTATCTTGCATAGCCTTGTCTATCCGCTCCTTAAGTATTAAAGCTGCTTCTCTATCTATTTCGTTATATTTATCATTATCAGCGAAAGCTAAAAGAGCGGTATTAATAACTAAAGTATCCATTATGGATAACGTTATAGTTAACGGTCTTACTGCTTGCATTATGCCCCTTTCTATTTATCTATATCTGTAAATTTATCGTAAACAAATTCTATGCTACTCTGACGGTTTTTATAAAAGTTATTCATTAAAAAATTGCTATACATTACACACGCTTTTACTAAGTCATTAAAGTTATCAAAGTCTTCCGCATCCGTAACCTCGTCGGAATCCAGCCCTCTATATATTTTCTAGCTTTATCTGATATATCAGTAAAATGTTTATAAATATCATTCATTTTTTACGCCTTTCTCGTCTAGCAATATAGCTAAGGTTATATCTATGTTTTTTAAGGATTGCGCTATACTAACCAAAGATAGTGCTTTATGTAGTTCTATATTAATTTTATTATCATTCTCGTTTATAGCCCTATCTATTATTTGCTCCGCTTCTTCGTATATTCCTACTACTTCCTCTAATCTACTCATTTGCTCCGCCTTTCTATACTTCTACGCCTATTTCTTTATAAAACGCCTTAGTCCCTGACTCATCTTCCTTCTCTCTAAGTCTGCCTAACTCGTTTATACAATCCGCGCATAGATTTATAATTCTGCCGTCTCGGAGCTGAAACCCTACGCCGTTAGGCGTTCCGTCTGCTCTATTGCCTATTAAAAAATTGCTCTTGCATTTTTCACACTTAATAATCATTTTTGTTAGTCCTTTCTATGATTCTTTTAACTTCTATAGTCTTTAACACAACTATTCTATAATCATTTCCGCATCCTCTCATTTTAAAAGCTTGTTCTACCTCTTCTATAGTCGCAAACGTAAGCATTTTATTTTTACTCGTACGCTGGTTATATATCTTATTATTTTCGGGCTTAGGTCCTTTTCTAAAGTCTGTACCATAAACGAACTTACCCGTTTTAATGTTCATTATTGTATACATTTATTTAGCCTTTCATAAAATCAAATATACTAAGTTGTTCGCCTGTCTCTATAGTTTCGTTAACAGGCGCAGACTTCGGGCAGCATGGGAAAAATCTAACCTCGCTTATATCGCATTTATATATAGTCTGGCCATCTGCATCTTTATATACTTCTTTCGTGTCGTCCTGATCTAGCCGCCACGCTTCCCCGGTCTTTATATTCTGCACCCACATATCAAACATATATATCTAGCTCCTGCTGTCCTAGTTTAACTATATTTTCAAGGTTTTTATGATACTTGCTATAACTTTGTCGCCAGCCCCCATGCTTATAGTATATCCCGCTCCCTTTCGGATCTGGTATAAGTCTGTCGCCTATATATTTATCGTTATTAAGTCTAGCCGTGCCGTTTATCAGATCCTTAGCTTTATAGTTCTCAAAAAAGGACTCGCAGGGTTCAACCTCTAAGTTATCGCCGTCATATACCCAGGGAAAAAACGCTTTACCGTCTTCCGTAAGCAAATTATGCTCTGCCGCGTGGTCTGTTTCCCATCCCTTCTCTAGCCAGTCGCTTACCAGAACGCCCTCTTTTGTTACTTTGGCTATACTGGCATGATATATATAACACGCTCTTTTATCACGGTGATATACGAGCATATACACGCATTGACCTGCAGTTAAGTTATAGCCGTAGTTGCCTTTTTCAAAGTCTGTTATATAATCCTCTATGCCACATATACCGTGCTTGTTGTTATGCCATCTAAATACTACGTTAGGAAACTGTATTATCATACTTACCCCTTTCTCTTGCTATCTTTCTCAACTCGTCCGCGTCAAGTTCTCCCGCATCCGCCTGTTTATGATGATATACACATAAGCAAATAAGATTATCGTCTTCCAGTAGTCCGTCTGGATTGTCTGCAAGCTTCATTATATGATGTACTTCTAAATTATCGTAAGTATATACGCCTTGCTTTCTGCAGACTTCACAGAGTCCTTGTGCGTCCTCTTTTATTTGTTTCGCTTTCTGAGTCCACGCCCAGCGGCTTCTTAACGCGCTTTCATTTGTTTTTTTATAAGTTCTTCCGGCGTTACACTTAAAGCCCCTCGGATGTATACGCCCGCACTTGCTGCAGCTTTTTAGATCCATATTACAACCTGTTAAGCGGGCAGTTATTACATATATCGGAGTTATATAGCTCTCCGTTCTGTTCTTCATCCCACTCTCTCGGGTATCTGCAGTAGTCTTCGCATATATCAGCCTTAACTTGCTCTATAACCTTTTCTGCGTATTCCGTTAAGCTTTCCATCTTAGCCCGCTCCTTTCTATAAGTTATTCTTTTGTATAATGGATTCCAGGCGCTCTATATGTTCCTCTTTCTTAACAAGCTGCTTATAGGTTACGCTGCTTATCTGCAGAACCGAACCCAAAAACGCATCTATAGCCGTTATAGTAGCCGCTATTGCTTCGGCATATGGTATATGCCATATATTACCCAGAGTTATAACCAGGGTAGCAAGTGCCGGCAGAACTACGCACGCTATAAACTTTAAAATATCATAAGTTTTATTCTTCATACTGTCCCCCTTATCGTATTCTTAGCTTTTGCCCTACGTATATCTTATTTACGTCGGTTATATTATTGAGTTTCGCCAGGATCTTAACGCTAGTACTATATTTTTGAGCTATCGCGCTCAGAGTATCGCCACTTTTGACTATATAAAATACTCCGTTTTCCTCTTCCTTGGCCTTAAGCTTAGTGTTGACTATATCCTGGACCTTATACGGATCATAGCCAGCTTCTTTTATTTTCCTGACTCTGATACTACCGTTATCCCATTTCCCCGCTATAACTTCCGCTGCTATCTCTTCCAGAGACTTCTTTTTAGCGTTTCTTTCTACTTTTCCGCCTTTTCGGTATCTAAATTTGCTAAAGTCTACGAAGCCATTAATACCGTTAATTTTTCCGGCGCTAGTATACTGCCACGCGTCCCAGTTAAGAGACGGCTCTTTTATTGAGTACTTAGCCGCCCAGATAAATAGATTACTAAGTCTTTTTAGATCCAGTAAATGATTAAGCCAGTACTCGGAAGCGTACACACCTGCAGCGTATCCCTCGTTTTGTATCTCACTACAGAACGCCCTCATAATATCCGTTCTTTTGCCTACGCTCAGCTTTCCAGCGTCAGCTCGTCCCGCTCCCCCTGGGCTTCCGTTCTCTGTATCTATGAATATAGGCAGATCCAGTTTATAGCCCTTTACTAACTGAGTCGTATAACGTGCTTCTATCCTTGCTTCTACTTCGTTTATAGCCTGAGTTACGAAGTAAACGCCTATATTAAGCCCTGTCTTGCTAGCCCTTACCATATTCTCACTAAAGCGCTTATCTGTTACTATCGTCCCCTTGCTATATCCTCTATAGCCTGCTCTGATAACTACCCCGTCGCAATTTTCTGCGACTTTATCCCAGTCTATAGCCCCGTTAAACTCTGATACGTCTATAACTTTCATATTTTCCCCTTTCGTCTATATCAGATCCATTTCTACCGCAGTTAAAAATATAACCTTGTTCATAACGTTATAATATGCTGCTTTACTTAGTCCCTTAAGCTCTGCCGCCGACTGAGGTATCTTTTTTATAAAAATCATTTCCGCTGCTTCCCTGTCGTCCTTGCTTAAGCTGTTTAATACGGCTTCTATTTGCGATATGCGCATATTGGCCAGTATTAAGCCCCTACTGTCGCCCCGGTACTTCTCTATAAGCTTCTTATTGCTCTTATAGTCTAGCAGTTCTTTTTTTACGTACTGCCTTACGTGCCAGGGCGTTTTATAACTATTTTTCAATTCTCAGCCCCCTTTACTCTAACCATATCGGCTATACGCTCATTACTCCATGTATTAGGATGTGTCAGCCGTGGGCAGTAGTTAAGATCTAACTGCTTCTTATCGCCTAAAGGGCAGTTTTTGCAGTCCCCTTTGTTTTCCCGGCATATATCCCTTATAGCCTTTAAGTAGTTTATTGCTCCTTTCATTTTATCAATCTCCTTTATACGGTTCTAGATCAGCCCACGCGTGAACGGTCAGTTCATCAAAATCATATTCCGTACTACCCCAGCCCTCACCCTCGGCGTAGTATAATATGATAATAGCGTGGTTAAAGGTTACGTTGCCCGCTCTTCCTGAGATAGTAGCCACTACTGCCAGGTCGTCCGCCGGCGTTTTTTCCTCTGGTCTGTACCAGGTAGTTATAACTTGCCTTTCAATCATTTTCTTTTATCTCCTTAGCCTTTTAAGTTAGTTCCGCAAACAGGACAGAACGGAGTTTTGTCTTTTAGCAGTACTTCGCCCTCTTCTCCGTAAGCACAAACGGGACAAGTACAATAATCCTTATAGTCGTCCGTCCAGTTTATCCACTTCCGGGGCTTTAGTCGTTCAACTGCATATATAGCCAGATCTAACGCCTTATTTACTCTTATAGTCTCGTCAAGGTCTAGTAGATTAGCTATATAAAGCCCGTTTAATGTCTCTATAGCTTTATCCTCTTCGCTCATTTTCTTAACTCCCTTATAATTTCAATACTACGGCTATAAGGATATTTACAAAGCTTATCCTTTTCCTTAGCCTGTTCTATCTCTTCTATAACCCGCTCCACGGGTACGCCCTGCCTAATAGCCCTATGAACTTCAGACAATAATTTATTTGACTCAATATTCTTAAGAACTCTATAGTATTCGTCAGATATATCTATTATCAGTCTCATTTTTTCACCCCTCTATTTTCTTCGTTACTCCGCCCATAAGCTGCTTAAGACTTTCGGGAAGCTGGGCGGCCTGCTTATCCCGCTCCATTTGGTTCGTATAGATCATACGAAAGTTAGCACGGTCTGCTTCTATGTTCTCACTCATGCAGATATTACGGAAGCCTAACCGCTTAACTACTTTTCTCGTAGTATCATCCAGACTGTTAAGTGCGTCCTCTTCTCTATATGATCCATAATTATTAATAGCCTTAAGGACCTCTTCCCAGGCGTCGCCCCAGTCCTTACTCTCTCCGCTCATAAGTTCTATAGCTGTCTGTCGTATTTCTGATATGCTAGGACTCCATTTGTTGACCGCTACCCACTTATTAAGAGCTATCTCTGCCACGTCATAAGGTATGTCTTGAAGCTGCTTAAACCATAACGCCATAGCCTGATCGTTTGGCAGTATATTTTCTTTTGGGAAGTAAGTACGGAGTGCGCTTGCATATATAGCAAATTGTTTTCTATCCATTTCCTGCGCCTTTCTCATATATTGGGACCTTAACCCGTACTTTTTTCTTCTTGGTCTTATAAGTAACAGCCCAAACTTTTTTATAACCTACTCCGGCGTTAAGGGCTTCCTGGTGGCTATTACAAAATATGTCTAAATGCCGCCACCCTATACCGCCGCCCGTATCCTCTGCGACGTATCCCCGTGTCTTACCTACTTTTAACTGCGTCCCGTACGGTATCAACCTAGGATTAACTCCAACCGTCCGCCCTGCAGTCGGTCTAGTTCCCGAAGCCGTGACCTTTCCGCCGCCTACGCCGCAGCACCTTGCACACGGGCAGTAATGAGTTATGTAGAACTTTCCCAGGTACTTCTTTTTCTCAACCTTTACTTTTTTAGTTACCCATTTAGTCTTATAGCCTATTATTTCCCGCGTTTCGTCTTTAGATCCTGCATAAGAGGTAAAGCCCGCGCAAAGTATGACTATAAGTATTATTAATACTCTTTTCACTCCGTCCCCTCACTTTCTGCCCAGCGTTGAGCCATTTCGTAAAAGCTATCTAGCTCCTGAGCCTTTGCCCCTTTAACGATCTGCTTCTCTCCGTCACGTCTCGCCCAGTTCTTAATAGTAGCGTAGTGGCTTTTATATTTCTTACCAGTAGACGCAATATAGTTTGATAAGTTTTCTATCCGTTTCTGATAGTCTGGAAACTCAGCTATTAATTTATCCAGCTCTTCGTCAGTAAGTAAGACGTTATTATATTCGCCGTATTTGTGTTTAACGGGCGTGGCGGCTTTAGCCGCTTTAATCTCTCTCTTACTCTTCTCTATCTCTGTCTCTAACTCTTTCTCTATATCTTTATCTATATCTTTATCTATATCTTTATCTATATCTGTGTTACTTTTTGTTACTTGCTTGTTACTGCTTGTTACATTGTCGTTACATTGTAACGCTTTACGGCTTCTATAATTTCGCACACGTTCCGCGCTTTCACACTCTCCGCCTAGTAAATAAGGCACTTCCGTAAGTAAGTACTCACTTTCGTTATTCTGAGTAAGCAGTCCTACATTTTGCAAAAATAAGAGTGTAGCCTGCACGTTTTCCGCATCTTCGTCTAACACTATAGCCATTTCTTCGTAAAAAGTAGGCTCAATTCCCGAAAAATACAACTTGCCCTCGTCTTTTAGGCTCAAAAGTTGTAATTTTAAGTAAATTATCGTATAAGTATCGCCCCCGGCTATTCTGCGCAGCTTCTTCATAGCAAGGCTTGTAAAAAAGTCGCTCTTAAGCTTAAGCCAGTAATATTTTTTAATGTTTCCCATTATTTACCCCCTTACGTTAGCTATGGTAAACAGTAATAGCCATAGAGAAGTAACTGCGCATATTATCAGCGGTATATAACTCTTACTGTCTATCATTAACACGCTTATAACCCATAACAGGGCGTTTATTTTAAACACGATCTTAAGCCTTTTATTCCTCTTCGCTTGCATATATCTGTCCCCCGTTCCTAAATTCTGTTAAGTCCCAGGCGTTCCCCGCTTCGTCGCCGTTATAATATACTATTTCTTCCCTTGCTCCGTCCTCGTTATAGAGTAAAGCCTGGCAGGTCTCCAGCACTTCCCGGGAAAGTATCGGCGTATAGTTCTGGAAGCGTTTAGTCATTCGCTCCACTTTTATTTCTGCCTTTGCTATCTCTTCAAACTCAAACCTTTTTAAATATCTCTTATAAGCTGCCAGAGACTTAAACGGCTCTAGCTTCTTGTTTTTCTTAAAGTCTGCGCAGCCGTTCCTCTTATCCCGTTTATACTGCTTATACTGTTCTATCAGCTTTTCCGCCGTTTTATTAAAACCGCCATTAACTAGCAGGGCGTGCTCGTGTATTGCTTTCAAAAGACTAGCGTGCAGCTTTTCAATATACGGGGCGTTATACTCTATAAGGAACGCTTCCGCGGCTTGGGTGAGTCCTATATATATAAAACTCTGTCCGCCCTTAGCTCCCAGCTTAATATATTGGGCGTTCGTGCTGTCTAAATACTCTTTAACTGTCATTTTCTCCCGCTCCTTATTTATCGTCTTTTCCCTTACTGATATACGTCATAAATACCAAAGTAACGCATATAATTAGGGTTATGATTACGCTATTGCTCATTTTTTGCCCCTTTCCGCGCATAAGCTTTATACTCCAGCTCTATACGTTTACGATTATCTTTAAAAGCCTGGTCTGGTCTCAGATCCTCGTACTGTTCTTGTAACTTCCTGCGTATCCTGCTTATGCTCTGATATGACGCTATCCCGTGGATGATCCTATAACGCCTATCCGTGAAGACTCTGCACAGCCAGCCAGGACCCACAACCGCCTTAGCATTATTTAATTTTTCGTGTGCATAGTAGGCATATAACGCCATATCGTCACATTTTGCCGCTTCGTTTCCCTTTAAAATCGGTATTAAATCCTCTTCTATCGTCTTAAAAGTCATTTCTGCCCCCTCTCTGCGCGTTTTCTGCGCGTTTTTCTGCTTTAGCTGTATAATTTGCCCTTTTCGTGTCAAAAGTCGCTAATTTCGTCTCGTAGCATGTCAGAAACGGGCATTATAAATAGTTACGTCCATATCTTTTAATAAAATCCTCTATAGTAGCGTCGTTTTTCTCTAACCAAACTAACTCACAGCGGGCTTTTAACGTTAAATCTATTTTTCTGTTTCCGTGAACGCCAGCCGCTCCCGTGTGGTGTCTCTGACATAAGTAAACTACGCAGCCGTCCGCTTCGCTTATAGATCTGTTAGCCACTCCGAAGTAAATATGATGCCTGTGCAGTCCTATCGTAGTTTTGCATATATAGCACTCTTTTTTATCCTGCATTATTGACTTAGCCATTAGTAATCACCTTAAAAAAGTATTTAAAAGCCCGTTCCGGCGTTAAAGTTGTTTTATCTTTAAACTTCGCTTTTACATATCCGTTACGAATAGCAGTTACTTCGCCACTCTGCAATTCTTTGTCTTGTATAATATCCCCAACTTTCGGCGGCACGTCCTGGATCATGTCAAAAATATTTAACTGTCTCATATATCCCCCTTTCCGCTGTTACCCCATTCCCGGCTTAATTGGGCTTCTAATAACCTTAATTGCAGCTTTACGACGTTTATATGCTCCAGATTAGCCTTATAGTTAGCTTCTTCCACGTCTCGCTTAAAGCGTTTATCTGCTACCTCAGGAACTCCGTATATAATTTGATTTATCAGAGTTACGGGCATATCCGACGCCCTAAGCTTAAGCGCTTCCTGACGTAGTACTGTCTTATAATCTCGCTCCGCTTCCGCCAGGTTCTCCCCGTTCGTTCTCAGCTTAGTTATAGAAGCCGTTAATAAGTTACTTAAATACTCTATCTGTTCGTATAGATCCATAATTTACGCCTTTACGTTTCCCTGCTTTTTTATTATTAAGCTTCTAAGCATAGCCTTGCAGGTCTCGGGGAAAAATATTTTATAAAACTTCGTTAAGTTCGGTATAACTTCTATATCATCCTCGTTATAATTGAGCTGTATATAGCCGTTTATCTCGTTAAATAGTCTCTCATAGTCCGAAGCCTGCAGTATAAGCTCTTTATACTCTTCCAGGTCTATAGTTACTTTATTTTCTTCTAAAGGTGGTACTAACTGGATAGCCGGAGTAGTAGGCTGTCCCATATCCTGCTTAACTTCTTCCTCTGCCATAGCGTCGGCTATAGCTTCGTCTATAGTTCCCATTATTCTATACTCCTTTCAATTATTTAAACGGCAAGTCGTTTTCTATGCCCTCTGGAATGTTTAACCACTCCCCATTATTTGCCGGGGCTGTCTCAGCCTGTCCGCTCTCCTGGCTTCCTTTACTCTCTGCAAAGTGCGCTTCGTTAACTATTACCTCAGTCGTGTATACTTTTACGCCGTCCTTATTCGTATAGCTTCCAGTCTGCAGTCTGCCCGTTATAGCTATCTTTGTACCCTGTCGGAAGTTCTTACTTATAAACTCGGCAGTTTTTCCAAACGCTGTGCAGCTTGGGAAGTCTGCGCTCTGTCCCTCTTCGTCTCCCTGCTTCCTAAAGCGTCTATCTACTGCTATAGTAAACTTCGTTACTGTACTGTCTCCGTTTATCCTCGTATCAGGAACTCTAGTAAGTCGCCCCATTAATATAACTACATTCATTTCTTTTTTTCTCCCTTGCTAAAGTTTCGTATTACTTCGTTCGCCTGGGCTTCCGTTAAGTCCTCTATAGTCTTAGCTCCATAATATTCGAGCATAGCAGTTATATCTTTTACCAGGTTCTTAACGTGTTCTATTTGATCCTTGCTTGCTTTCTTCGGAGCTGGTTCTTTATCTGCCAGGCAAAACAGCCCCATAAGTGCATTTTTACGCGCATAAGCCGAAGCTGCGCCCGTTATCTTCGGGGCATCCGTTCCGCTCCCCCTTATTTCCGCTTCCCTGGCGTAAGCGCTGTTTATAAGTGTCTCGTCTCCGTCCAGATCAAATATAACAGCGGTAGCTCTTATATAATTATGCTCGCCTATCTGTTCTACTTCGTCCTTAAGGACTAAAGCCAGGTTATTATTTTTTAAAGCTGGCCTAGCAGCCTTTAATATATCGCCGTAGTCTTTAAAGCCCTCGGCAGGTTCTTTTATTCTGCTTTGAATATTAAGTAATTTTTCTCTTATGCTCATATAATCCCCTCTATATTCCCGTACACTTCGCACGGCGGTATTTTTCTAAGTCCTGCGTACTGAATAATATAGTTGACGTCTTGCCGCCGCTCCCGGTCTTCCACGCTATGCCATTATTACGTCTTCTATATATTGCTAACAGTTCCTTACGTTTAAATCCCATTGTTTCCAGCTCGTTAAGAGTCATAATTGCCTTTGGGTATTCCATGTATACACCCCCTATACTTAAAGTGTAGGCTTTACGTTAAAAAAAATATATTTAATAGTCCTTTTATAGTAGTTTGCAATAGCTGCTTTTACTTTATCTCTTGGAGTTCTAAGCCCTTGCTCATAATACATGAGTGCCGTCTCACTTATCCCCAGGTCTTCCGCAACCTCGCGGCGGCTCTTGTCTCCCCTCAGCTCTCGAAGTATTTGCCCGTTGCGTTCTGTGTCTATAACGTTATCCATTATAAACCCCCTTTCTATTTAGTTGTATTATTGCAATAACCATTTTTTAATATACACTCAGAGTGTAGGCTTGTCAACACTTAAAGTGTAGAAATTTAAAAAATATATGATATACTCAAATAAAAAGGGGTTTTTGCTATGGATAATAAAAAAGAATTTAAAGACATATTTAAATATTTGCGGTTAAGGTCGGGGCTTTCTCAAAGTCAACTAGCCGTAAAGTTGGGCGTTTCTCCTGCGTTGGTCGGTATGTATGAACAAGGCAGGCGCTACCCGTCTTTTGAGATGGAAGAAAACATAGCCGACTTTTTCAACGTCTCAACCTCATTTTTAAGGGGTATAACTACCGAATTGAACGAAGACGAAAACAACATAGTTATAGAATACAGAAAATTAGACGACACTAGTAAGGCAAGGTTAACCGCATACTTAAAAGCGTTAAAAGATGTCATGAACGATAAAGGGACGGTATAAAAATGGCTACTAAATATAAATATAACGAAAAGCGTAAAGAGTGGGCTACTTTGGTATATGACGGAACGCTTACGCCCTCAGGCGAAAAGCGTCGCCGTCGTATCTCTTCTAAAAAGTCTTCTAAGGACCTGGAAAACAAAGTAGTCGCTTTTAAGCTGTCCTTAAATACCGAAGCAGCCCCCAGTATGATAACTTTTCGAGAGTACTCTCTTAAGTGGCTGGATCTATATAAAAGCAATAAAGAAATAAATACGCGTGCCATGTATAAAAATGCCCTTAATTATTTTGATAGCATTAACGATAAAAGACTTTCTGATCTGACACGCTCAGACTTCCAGTTTATCATTAACGAAAACAAAGAACACCCCCGGACGTGCATTATAATAAAGCAAACCTTTAGCCAGATCCTTAAAAGCGCCGTATTAGACGGGTATTTAAGCGATAAGGCGCTTAGAAATATAACCACGTCTATTTCTTTACCGAAGTATCAAAAAGCCGAAAAAACGCCGCTTACGACGTTAGAACGGGACGCGCTGCTTAACTGTGAACTCCCAGAACAGACTCGGGCGTTAGTGACGGTCCTATACTACTGCGGTCTTAGGAAGTCCGAAGCCCTGGCGTTAGCGTCTGCAGATTTCGATTTTAATAATAATATCGTGCAGATAAATAAGGCTATTGTATACGATAATAACACGCCGGTACTTAAGCCTTATCCTAAGAGTGATAACGGAGTCCGTGCTGTGCCCCTCTGTGCGCCTTGTATAGCCATTTTAAAAGATTATGTGATAAATAATAAGGGTACGCTTTTTAAATCGCAAAATAGCCCATATTTGACGGGTACAGTATATAGAAATACGTGGCGCAGTATTGTAAAGTCGTGTAATGAGTATTTAGAAGCCCCTACGGATGATCCAGTTATTACAAACTTAACCGCCCACCGTCTCAGGCATAACTTTTGCTCTTTACTCTGCTATCAAGTCCCCAGGATCTCCACGAAGACTATAGCCAGAATCTTAGGCGACACGGAAGAAATGGTATTAAGCGTATATAGTCATATCATGGAAGAAAAAGAAGACTTGACCGGGGCTATAGAAGACGCTTTTAAGATGTAAATTTTGATTACAAGTTGATTACAAGTTATTTTTTAAGCATTTTTCTGCCGCTCCTGCATATCTGCAGAAAAGCCTTATAATATCTAGCTTTATAAATGATTACACAATGATTACAAATAATAGGACTAAATAGAACTAAATAGGGTGTAAAAAATACGGCTAAATCACTAGAAACTCTAGTAAAATAGCCGTTTAGCCGCTTAGCTCCTGACGGGACTCGAACCCGTGACCTACTGATTACGAAACAATTAGCTAGTGGCTTAAATAGTAGCTTTGTGGGCTGTTTTGATTACAAAATGATTACAAGTTGTTTTTTATATCCTGCCTAATAAGCTCTTTAATATAGCCTTGTTTGTTCTCCTGCTTCTGGAGCTGTTCGATAATTTCGCCATCTGTTTCTTTGTTAAGTTTTAGATAAACCCCTATAGTATGGCTTTTATCATATTTTGCTTGTGCCCTGGTTCTCGCTTCTTTTGTTGCCATGTTTTCACCCCTCTATTCTAACGTCACGGGTTACGAACTTCGCAGAACCTAGCGAAAAATCGCCGTTAGCGTCTACCGTTTCGCTAAGTATTTCTATTCTTTTGCCGTTGATCGTTTCAACTAAGAAAATTCTACGATGGGCAAAGCCCTCGGAATAATTTAATCTATTAATTGTAGCCTTTTTCATATCCTTAATATTTAACTTTACGCCATAGTCATTAAGCGCCATCTTTGCCAACCTTTTAATTTCTATTTTTTTCATATTGCCACCTTTCCGCCCGTCCTGCCGTTAGCTCAGCTTTTTTATTAAAGTGCTTTTTCTATAAACTCAACTGCTGATTTTATAGTCTTAAATGTATGAAACTCTCTAAATCCTTTGCCCTCTCTGACGTTTACGTGATAAACGCCCTTTGTGCCTTTAATTCTTACTATTTCGTAGCCCTTAACTACCTTTACTACTTCATATATCATTTTGTTTTTCTCCTTTCGTCTTTCTATGATATAAGTATATACCTATATAACAAAAATGTCAATACTTTTTTAAAAAAATTTTTAATAAAATAAGAAGCCCCTAGGCGTCATTAATGATCGTCTAAGGGCTTCCGTGTGTAGGAAGGTAAAAAAATGAATAATGAAGAGTTACTTTGAATTATTAATTAAGTATTCTATCGCGGTCTTAACCGTCTTCTTATAGTTTCCGAACTCCAGACTTACGAACCGCTCCGCGATAGCATCGTATTCGTAAGCTGTAACCTGCGTTATAAGGTCTACGCCTATCTCTTTATCTTTTACCAGGATATAGTCGCCTATATCTGTAACCTTTTCGGGGTTAGCTTTCATTGTATAGTTAACACTCGGTTTACAATGCTCCGCTAAATAGGCTAAAGCCTGCTTATTAAGTTCTACTCTTATCGCAGTTATATAAGCCGCTTCGCTGCTATAGTCGTCTCGATCTATTCCTTCCTGGCTAAATTCCACAGTCTTACAATATGGTATAGAATATTGAGTCATGGAAGTTATAAAGGGACTGGCCAGCATTATACCGTCGTTTCCTATGGGTAAGATCTTAGTTACTACGTCGCTCCAGTCATATTCTACAGATATTTCTTTTATATTTTTTCTGTATTCAACTGTTACGCCGTTATCTACGCCTATACTGTTCTTAACCTTAATATCCCAGTTATTTCTTACCAGGTGACCGCCCCAGCGTTCTATAAATAGGTTTATAGCGTCCTTTAAAGAAGTCCTTACGCATCTATAAGAAGCTACTGCCGTGCTGTTACTGTTTACTGTAAAATCACTTGCGGGCGTAGTAGCGTCGTTTAAATGATTTATTGCAGCGTTTCCGCTTAAGCTCTGCACGTATGAGTCAACTATAAGATAATTTTCTGCATCATAGTAAACGTGCTTAGCCGTCACTTCTATTCGCTGGTTATTTATCTTATAATCTCGTATTCTAAAAGCCTGATCTCCCTGCGGAGTAGGGGCTACTATGATATTATTGTTTTTAACATAGTCAGCGTATTTTATTCCGCAAGTTAACGATAGAATAAACTCGCCGTTATCTTCGTTTTTTACTCTGGCTTTCGTTGGAGTAAGTACCACGTCGCCGTTATTCGTAAATGTTCTATCTTCGCTTTTAAATACTCTTATCATTTCTTAAACGTTTCCTTTTCGAGTGCTGTCACTCGCTGCTCTATTACGGGTATCTTAATAGCAAAATCGTTATGCTGTCGTACTTCTCTTGTGAGTTCTTCTAGCTTCGTATCTTGAACCGCGTTATGCTTATCCAGCTCATGCTGTATTTTTTCGTTTCCTGATCTAGTAGTTACTATAGTACCTACTAGCCCTATTAAGGCTACGGCTATAGTAGATAATACCGTGATTAGTATATCCATTTTGTGCCCCCTTATGCAGTTCTTTTCCAAACGTTAACAGCCAAAAACGGCGGCATTTTATTAATAGTTGCGGCTGTTCCTGTGAAGCCGTGATTATGTGCCGCTCCCTCTGCAGCGTCTGATCCATCATATGCGTTATCTGTTAGCGTTTTATCTGACGGATTACCAGTCGATACATAACAATGCTCAAAGTCGCCGCTTCCCTGGTATACGTTTACTGTTTTCATTGAGCTAATAGCGTGTCTATGTATTGCTAATTCCTTAACCGTCAAGGCATGACCGCCCACAGTTCCGGCAGGGGTATAGCTAACCGTTTCCGCTCCGCCTGTAGTTCCGTTTTCATGATTTGAACTACTTGCTAATAAGAATTTACCCTCTATTTTTTCCCACGTTCCGCCGAAGACTGTAGACGGATCTATATTATTTACGCACATATATATTGAGCCTATGGGGTATATATCTTTCCACTTATCATCTAGCCCAGCCCTTACGGCTCTTATACTTGGAGCGTTAAGTCTTTCGTTCGTCTGAGTCTGTAAAGTATCTATAACTTTAGCTACTGCGTTTAATGGCGTAGCAGCTACTTTCTTTATCCATATCATTTTTTATACTCCTTTCTTAACCGTTGTAAGGATCATAAGACGGCTCAATATGCCCGTGATATGTACTATCACTTATTCCGTTATCTGTGCTTTCGATAATACAGTTATTACAAGTCCCCGCCATATTAGATTGTAAGCCTACGGTCCACAATCTAATTGTATTTCCGTAAAAGCCCGCTACGCAGTTCGGCTCGCGGTCGGGGTGTTCCGTAGGATCGTACCAGCCTTCACACCAACCTAAGCAACCCGTATTCTCTTTATAAAATCGCGCTAAGTTCTGCGGTACGGGCATAAATAAATCTTGAGTAAATACAAAGTTATTAAAGTACCATCTAAAAGACCCGTCGCTTATATTTTCCCTTACTACTAGCGTGCCATCCTCATTAGCAAACCAGTTATAAACGGGGTTAATTACGGGTTCACTTGATACGTTAACCACTACGGGGCTATAGCCGTCCGCTCCCTCTGAATTAGCGTTATAAGTACCGTTCTGTGTTATAGTCTTGCTTATAATAGTAGCGCCCGCCCCGCCTGGTGGCGTGGTTACTTCGTAGCCCTCTGGGGCTGTAGATCCATCAAAGGCACATATAGCGCCCGTTGGGACTTCAAAGCTTAAGCCGTTAGCTCCTTTATCTCCCTTTATGCCCTGCTTAAACAGAGACTTAAATACTATTGTGTTCATTTTAGCCCCCTTTACTCTTCATTTTCGTGTATTCTTACGCCCGTTATTGTCATATCATAGCATTGATCGCCATTTGACGCGGGCGACACGTTGCCGCCGCCTATAGTCATAGGTCCATGTGAACTTAAGTAATTATCACCCCAATCATTATTAGATAAAGTACCTATCAAAGTACCGTTAACATATAATTGAAACTCGTATAAATGATAATATATCGGATCTGCGGTTCTAATTGTTTTTATTTTTATTTGGCTATTATTAAAATAATTTCTACCTAGTCCCGTATCAAATGGTAACTCTTTAGTTGATAATGATCTATACGTCTTAAAATAAGCGCCCCAACTTTGCTTAGATTTTAAGAAACTTAATGGAGAACTATATTTTGTATTTGACGTAGGTATTATAAGAAAGTTCATATCATAGGAATCATTACCTTTAAAGTCGCAATTAGCTATGTCTATTTCTATGGTCTTATTTGTCATTATATTAATGCTATTATCAAATATAATTCTATCGCCCTTGCCCGTAAAGGATACGCCGCTACTTGTTCTTACCGCGTTAGCTCCAAGTGTTACCGCGCTGCCTTGTACCTTGTCTATTAGCGACTCTGTAAAGTCCCAATTATATAAGTAAGTCGGAGTGGGCGGCGTTGGTGGCGTTGGTGTTGCTTCTTCGTAGCCCGTAGGTATTTCTGCAGTATCGCTATAGTAAAATAAAGCATTTAATGGCACGGTTGTGTCCGTCGCATCTTCGCCAGGTTCTCCAGCTTCGCCTTTTATTAATATTTGTTTTTCTTTTATAAAATTAGCCATATCTTACCCCCTCGGAACTTCATAGAGTAAAGTTAAGCGCCCGCGCATCAAGGTTATATTATCGTCATTTATAACCATAGCCAGATCGTAGTAATATATTGCTATTTCCATGTAGGCGGTCTTATCTGGATCTATCCACACGCCATAAGTACGTATATCGTTAACTGCGTCGTAGTCCTGTAATATTATGCCGTCGCCTAAGCTGGCCGTAAATAGTGGAGTATCGTTATAAGTCTCTGAACAGCGGAAGTTAATAGCTTCCGGCTCTTCTTCGCCTAGTCCCTGGACCTGGAAATTAAAAGCCAGAGTATCCCCTCTAACCATTTCCGCGTCCTGATATATTGCATTTAAAAAATCTTGTTTATTTACCATTGTAGCCCCCTTAGATCCATCTGCTATATGTTTCCAGAGTTATCTTACTTATTTCTCCCGTTACTCTCAATTCATTAATGCCTACGGGAAAAGTAAGCTTATCATAGTCGCCCGTTACCTTACGGTTAAGATAGCTACCGCTCGGGCTTGTGGCGTTCATATCTGCAGAATCTACTATAATAGTCTCGCCACTATTAGACAGCGCTATGCTTAATATCTGCTTATTATTAATATATACGGTTATAGTACCCTTTCCCTGGATAGTTAAAAGCGGTCTGCTAGCCACATTTCCGTTATTTTTAACCCTTATAGTGGCTATCGTAGCGCTTCCGGGGTTATTCCAGACTATATGTGGTTCGTGCATTGAATACTTAAACGGCTGCACGTGTATATTAACGTTAGCCGTGCGGTATCTCAGGAGCTTATTAAAGTCTATAGCGTCATATATAGCAAAATTATAATACTTATCTATCTCGTTACTGAAGTTAATACGTCCGCTGCTGTTAAAATACTTAATAATCTCGTCTATATCGTAGTCGCCTTTTAATCCTATCGTCATAGGCTTATCATAAGCTGCATAGCCTAGAGTGGTTACTACGTCCCCGTCTCTTCCGTCTATTTCTTCTATGCTCGTCTTAATTTTGGGCTTGCTTATTGGCGGTAAGCTCTGGATAAGTAAGCCGTGTATCGTTCGGCTCGAAACGCCGTTAATAATTATATATGGTATCATTCCGCGCCCCCTTAGATATATATAGCGTCGGTTATTGTCTTCTCAACAAATGATCCTACTGCTTCGTCGTCAAGTTCTACTTTCATTTGTCCCAGGGCATCCTTAAACGCGTTAACCATTTCGCTATAACTCATATTGTAAAAATTATTAGTCTTAGTATCGTTAATAGGGTTAATTAACGCCGCTTTCAGGTCTCCAGCTAGTTCTTTTATCCAGCCTTTGTTATTTTCAAGTGGTATAACTGCTTCTCGTCCAGCTTCGCCTATCTCTGCTATAGTTGGTTTATTTATAATACCACCCTTAGCCAGTCTTCTAAGCTGCAGCGTATTTATATTTCTAACGCTAACGCCTGGTATTTTATTTATTACGTTTAAAGCGCCGTTTATAAGCCTTATCGCAGTATTTATAGTATTTTCAATCATGCCTATTACGCCGTTTATTCCGGCTTTAACCGCTCCACTTATAGCGTTACCTATGGAAGTACCTAAAGAACTAAACGTATTTTTAATTGAGTCCCATAGATCAGAGAAAAATGACTTAAAATTACTAAACGCGTTTTTAACAGCACTAAAGCCCTCTTTAAATACTTTACCAAAAAAGCTGCTTACTCCGCTAAATACCTTTTTAACGCTCTCCCAGAGTCCGCTAAATATTTCTGCAAGTGGCATAAAATTATTTTTTATATCGTTCAAAATCTGCGGTATTTTTGACACTAAATCAACGCCAGCTTTAACCAGTCCTAAAACTAAATTCATAAATAAAATGCCCGCAGTTTCAAGTAATTTTGGTGCAAGCTTTAATAAAGCTTGGGTTACCTGTACTATTATCTTCGGAATCTCCGGCAGTAATTTGCTTATCATTATCGGGATAGCCTGTATAAGAGCAGTCCATAGCTCTACGCAAGCGTCCGTGAGTATATCTAAGCTGTCTAATAGCACGTCTATCGTAGTACTTATAATTAACGGAAGTTCCTGTACCAGCTGAGTTATAATGGTCGGCAAAGCCTTAATTATGGCGCTAAAAAGCTGTAACGCGCCTTTTAGCAGCTGGGGTACTCCCTTAATCAGACTTACCACTAATTTTGGAATTAAAGCCGTCACGGCAGACAGTAATTTTGGCGCGGCTTGGGTGAGTCCGTTTAAAATCCCTTCGGCTAGCTGAATTCCTAAATCTATAACCTGGGGCATTAAGCTAACTATCATGTTGGCCAGCTCAGTAACTACCGTTACTATAGTCGGCATTAAATCGCCTATACTCTGTAAAATTCCAGTTGCCAGACTTTTTATAAGTTCCGGTGCGACTTTCAAAAGTGCCCCCGTTAATGTGTTAAGTATAGAATTTATCTGCGGTACAATTTTTGTAAAATTTCCTATAAAATCGTTTATGCCCTTTTCTATGGCTTTACTTCCGGCTTCGTTTCCATTCACTAGGTCGCTTATTCCATCCATAACCATAGTTATACTAGGCATAAAAGAAGCTGCCAGACTGTTCTTGACTCCGTCTATCGTGCCTTTCATTTTTAACAAAGAGTCCTGGAACGCTGCCGACTTCTTAACGGCTTCATCATCCATAACCATGCCGTAGTCTTCGGCTTCCTGCATAAGATTTTTAAGTTCTGCGCCCCCTGCGTTTAATAGTGGTAACATATCCGCGTAAGATTTTCCGAAAATATCCTGCGCCATAGCATTACGCTGTGTAACGTCTTCCATATTTGCCAGGGCATCTATAGAATCGAGCAAAACCTGCTCGCTACTTTTAACGCTTCCGTCTGCGTTAGTTAAGGATACGCCCATAGCTTCGTACTTTTCGGAAGCTGTAGCAGATCCGTTAGCCATATCTCCCAGGTCGTTCGTTATAGTCTTTATGGCTTTACTAACCTGTCCTATATCTGAGCCGTTACGCTTAAGAGCATAGTCTAATTCTTGGTAAGTCTGAGCTGATAACTGCAGTTTTTGACTCTCTTTGTCTATTTCGTCGCCGTGTTTTGCGCTTGCCGCAGTCATGTCTACTATACCCTTAGTTACTGCTACCGTTCCCGCCACTACTGCAGCCGTAGCCGCTGTAAGCGCTTTCATAGTAGCCCCTAAGGCATTAAGAGCCTTTTCTGCGGTCTTACTATCCTTATCAGACTCTTTTAATTGAGTGTTCATTTTCTGCAGGGAGTTATCGGCTTTTACTATAGACGTTTCTGTGCTGATTATCTCGCCGCTCATTTTCTGCATAGAAGCGCCCATTTTGTCTTCTGTAGCCTGTGACTCTTTTAATTCAGTTTCTAAGGTATCTACTACTTTTGCCTGATCCTGGTATTCCTTGGAAGTAGTCCCCAGAGTCTTACCTATTTCTTCAAGCTTAGCCTTTTCTGTGTTATAAGAGCTTTCCAACTCGGCAGTCTTGGACTTCTGAGCATCATATTCCTTTTGCATTTCGCCATACTTGGCTTTTAGATCTGTTAACGCTTTCTTTTCTTCGTCTATCTTTTTAGAAAGTTCTGCGCTTTTCTGAGATAACGCCCCGGTATCCTTGTTATTGCTCTGCATCTGGGCGCTCATCAGTCGCATTTCGCCCGTAACGTTCTTAAGTCCGCCCTTTATATCGTTAAGAGCCTTTTTATATTCACTTTCGCCCGTTAGCTTTATCGCTCCGCCGAATCCTGCCATAGTTTAACCCCTTTTATAGTTTATCTAGATCTTCAATAACTACCCCGTCCCAGCTCTCGCTCTCGTCTTCTTCGGGCTTTTCGAGTTTTCCGTAGGTAGTCCTGTTATATTTAATTAATAACTCCAGGTCGAAGTCGTTTTTATATAATTTATATTCATGCCTAAACGCTCTTAGCGTTAGCCGCATAGTTTCCTTATTTGTGTATTTTAATTTAGTCCGCCCTATGAACCTATACCACACGAAGTCTATTTTTTCGGGCTTTTCCGTGTGGTCTTTTCTTTTTTTGGCGCGTCCTCGTCGCTTCCGGCGCTGTCTATAACTGTAGCTGCTATAATATCAGCTATATTGTTAAAGCCTGCTTCCGTTATGATACGCCCCACCTGCTTATCTGTTACGTAGTCCTTTTGATCTTCGTGGTCTTCGTTATATATATCTATGCCCTCGTTTATCATGGCCTTAAAGCCAAACTTAAGTATCTTAACGTTTGGCTCGTCGGCTTCCATAGCCTTAGCGCTCCACTCTTCTACAGTTCCATACTGATCTTGTAATTCTTCCATGACGTTTAAGTTAAATACTAATTCGTATTTAACGCCCTTATATTCTATGTAATTCATATGCTAAAAACCCCTTTATTTTTTAAAAAAAGGGCAGTATAAACAACTGCCCTGTTATCTTTTTTTACTTAAGTCTCGTTCTGATATACGGCGTAAAGTGTAACGTCGCCGCTAGGAGTATATGGGCTAGTTACGTCTGCCGTAGTAGCGTCTGCCTGAGTAGCCCAGCCTACGAACTCTTTACCCTCTGGCGCTGTTATGCCTGTGCCATCGTCAAGCGTTACGCTCTGCCCTGCTTCTACGTTCTCATCCTCAATAGTTGAGGATGTACCGCCCATAAGATCATATGTAACGCGGTAAGTAGTTCCTGGAGCTGCAAAAAAGTTCTTAAGCCACGTAAGAGCGTCCGCAAGACTATCAAAAGTCTTTGTTTTCTTCCATGTTCCGGCGCCGTCGCTTAATACTGATACGTCGCCCTCAACTGTCGGGGTGGTAAATTCGATAGACTCCCCTTTAGTCTGCTGTTCTACGCTCATGTCCTTAAACTTTGCTTTATAATATGCTTCTACTTTGAACTTCTTAACGCCGTTTACCTGCTTGCTAAGAATATAGCCTACTCCTACGTACGGAGCTGCATCTGTAGACTTATAAAGGACTTCGCCGCCGCTTATTTCGTGTCCCAGAAGTGGAGCAAAAACTGTGTCGTCGTCGTCTGTAACTCCTAAGGTAAGAGTGCCGCCTGTCGCCGTGCTGTCGCTCTCTGCCGGGGCGTCGTCACCATAGAGAGTCGCGTCACTTACATTCGGAGAAAAATTAGTACTTACCGCTTTCCCCAGGTGTTTAGCGCCGTCATATGTAGCCGTGCCGTCTGAAGCTTCGGTAAGATTACTAAACCATATATTAGTTAATCCTATACGTGCCATTTGTTAAACCTCGCTTTCTTTTGCTAAGCATATAGTTTTATGAAATAATTTAGTATCCCGTTCGTATAAGTCGGGACTGTCTCGGCTCGGCTGATAAGTCCATCCCGCCGCCGTCATTAGTTCTATTAATCTACTTATTATACTTAAGTAGTTACCTTTGCTATAAATATCAAAATCGTAGTACTGTACGCATCCCAGGATACTATCGTCTCCGGCTTCTACGCTGTCCTTATCTAACTGCATATAAGTAACGTACGCGTTTTCGTTCCCCTCATAAAACATGAACGAAACAGGAACGCCCAGACCGTTCTCGCCATTTAATACCGTTTCAATTTCTACGTTAAAATTAAACATATCTTAGCCTTTCGGTATATATTTTTCTTGTACCGCTTTCATAGCCTTTTCTATCTGATCCTTTTTAAATGATCGTCTTAGAAATGGTTTTTTGGGAAACGGTGCCCCACTTCGTCCGTACTCGTATACGTTAGCTACCAGGGGCGCGGGCTTCTTACGTCCGTCCTTATCGGTAAAGTATCCGTAAAATGCTACCTTTGTATTAACGCCGTCGTCGCTCGGAGTCTTGTAAGTTTTGGTTATTTTAAGACATTTAATAATATCGGAACTATAGAAGCTGCTGGGAAGCTGTGCCTTTATATTCTGTAAAACGACTTTAGCCCCGGCTTCCGTCATTTCTCCCAGCATTTTATCCGTATTTTTTTCTAAGCTTTCCAACTGCTTAATTATATCGTTAGGAAGTTCTGCCTTAAAATCTGCCATTAGTGAGTTACCTCTTTCGCCTGCAGCTCTAGCTCTTCGTTTGCGTCGTCTATGTTATTGATATATTCTATAGAATAGGTTTTACCCTTATACTTAATAACCATATCGTAAGTTATTACTGTCTTCGGGTATCTGATCGTAAAATTAGTAGTAGCTTTTTCAAAATCTGTATTACTGGTTATCAGCGTAAAGCCCTTAGTGGTCTTTATATTCGCCCACGGCTTTAATACTAAGGTCTCCGTATCTGCCGGGAAGCCTGCCGCATCCTTACCGTGTGTTATCTGGTAAATACTTATTCGTTTTTTATACTTCCCTGCGTTTCTCATTTATAACAAATTCCTCTGGTGCAGCCCTAGTATATTTTCTACTACTGTATTAAGGTTACTATTATCTACGTATAACGCCCTATTGTCATACATATCTTGACATAATACATATACGACTATAATCATATCCGTATAAGCGTCCAGATCTTCGGCGCTCTCTATCCCGGTATACTTCAGGATATAGTCAGTAGCTACCTTTATCGAAGTATTTATAAAAGCTTCGTCTTCGTCTGCAAGTTCTACTATTCTTAGATAGTCGGCTACTGCCTGCGCATTTATATCGCTGACTTTTTCCACGGTTATGGGCGTATTTTCCTGTATATCACTCATAAGGTTAACCCCCTCTAGGGGCGTCTACCCCTTTTTCTTTGCCCTGGTGGGCTTTTTCTCAGCCTTTGCGGTTTTTTCTTCTTTAGCAGTTTCCACGGTCTGAGCCTTTACGGTCTCAGCCTTAGCCTTTTCGGCGGGCTTTACCTCTTCGATATAACCCGCCCTTAAAAGGTCTTTAGCTATGTTTACGTCGTCGATTTTTTTAATTTCGCCGACGTTCATAGACAAATTACCGCTAAAGTTTACTCTAGCTTTATATTCCATATGTGCCCCTATCCTACGGCTACGCTAGCACTAGCGTACTCCGTAACGTCGTAAGTACCGTTTGCAGTTACTTCGAGCGTTCCGCTAGGTACGATTGGCTCAGTATAAGCAGCGGCTAGTCCTGCGCTTATAAACTCGCTCGCCTTAGATTCGTCTACGCTTGCCACGTCTCCGACTCCTAAGGATATAACGCCGTCCGAAAAGCCTATAAGGGCTTTAATAGATGTATTCGCCATTATTTAGCCCCCCTTTATCTTATGCAGAAGCCATAGTAAGCTTAGCGATAGCCTGAGCATTCTCTACCTTAGAGTCAAGTTCTACCCAACCAACTACGCCGACTGCGTGCTGTGTAGCAAACTTTTCTCTGAGTACTTCAATACTCATATCTTCGCTAAACTTTGTAGCAAGTCCTTTCATGTCTCCATAATATATGGCTACCTTTCCGGCTGCCATATTTTCCATATTGTCAGAAACATAAACAGGCTTACCTAAGAGAGTAGTGCCAAAAGGACTAGATACGTCATCGTTAAGCAGATAGTAACCTGTTGAACTCTTAAGGGTTCTAAGGGCTGTACGCGTAGCTGGTGACATGATCCAGATAGCATCATTCTGGAAGTCGTCCTTAATTGCATCATGAAGTCTGATAACTTCGTCTGCTGTTACTGCTGTCTGAGCTGCTGCAGTAATTCCCAGAGTTACGCCGCTAAGTCCCTCTATCTTATTTTCCGTTCCGTAAAGCAATTCTTTTTCAATAAAGCGTTTAATAGCATAAGCCATACGCTCTACTACGTAGTCAACCAGGTTGAACTCTGAGTTATTAATAAGTGACTTAGATATTTTTACAAGTGTACCAGCAAGGAAGCCAGTAAGATCTATCTTGTCAAAAGCACCTACTGAGCTATTAAGCTCCTCGAACTCGTCCGCATAGTCGCATACTATAGAATGTGTTGACTCGTCGTACTTAGGTATAACAAGCTTACCCTTTACGTTATACTTTGTAGACTTCTCCAGGATTGGGCAGATATTATAAACCTTTGCTATAATCTTATTAGCGATAGTAGTAGGAATAACTGCGCCGTTAGCTGCCTTAGTAAGATTATAGTCTGTTCCTCTTTCATTAAGAACTATACCCCTAACGTAAGCGTCGAACGCTCTGCGGTCTGCTTCTTCCTCTCCGCAAGCTGCTTCGTTAAGCTCTTCCTTAACTTCTTCCTTAACATCCTGTTTCTTCTCGTCTGCGATCATATCGAGAGTTTCGAGCTTCGCCTTAATGTCTCTTACGTCGTCGCGGATCTCTGCAAGCTCCTGCTTCTCGTCGTCTGTAAGCTCTCTCTTATTAGTCTCTGCGTCGTTTACGATGGTCTCGGCGCGTGTAATAAGATCGTTTTTCTTTTCCACAAGTTCCTTGTACTTCATAGCTTATTATTCTCCTTTCATTTCTTCTATGATTTTATGAAACTCTGTATAATCTAACGCGCCTTTATCGTCCGCGTGATTATCTTCATTAACGGGCTGCTCTTCTCGTGTCTCCACTTCGTCAACCCTAACTTTAACGTCGCTTTCTACCACGTCAGATATATTTATAGTATTATCGTCTGCAGTCCTTACGGCTACCAGAGTCCCGTCATAAGCAGGAACGCGCGAACGGTTAATTAACGAAACTTCGTACAGATCTAAGTCTTTTACGTTTCTTACTGTTATACCGTTCTCTTCGCCTTTGGTTACGTCCCTGTCAGTAAAGCCGAAACTCCAGCCCACAAGCTCGCCCTTGCGTGCCTGATCTACGACTTCCTTATCTGTTATAGTGGCTCTGGCATGGAGTCCTATAGAATCCTCGTATAACTCCAGATTACCGTCTTTAATACCGCCTAAGTCTCTGCTATAGTCGTGGTTTAATAATATCCTTACGTCTTCCGCACGCTCCAGCGCTCTACGGAACGCTCCGGCTTTAATGCGCTCTACAAAGTCGCCTAATCTATCCTTAAGCGGCTTACTGAGTCTTTCAACTGCGTTAACGTAGCCGTCTATTTCTACGCTATCGCCTTTTACTCGTATATTCATGTCGTGCCCCCTATCTTGTCCCACGTTTCGCCGTTAAAATAGTACTTATCATTGGTATCAAGTTCCCAGAAGATAGAATTAACCGCGCAGTTTGTAGGCTTATCGTCGGTAGAAACGCCCTTATACTCATGATAGTTAAGCGCTCTATTGTCGTCATATGTTACCGCCATATTTTAGTCCCCTTTCTTATATTTCTACGTGTTCTGTTACGTCTTCGTTTCCGTCTGCGTCCTGGGTTACGGTAGCTTCTCCGCCCATTACGTCGCCCGTGTTCGGCGTATAGTACGTATGAGTATTAACGTCATAAAGCACGCTAGCCAGTCCGAAGTCTACGACGTCTAAGCCCTCTATGTCGTTAAGGTTCTCGTCGCGTCTCAGCTCGTTAAGAGTCTTAAGTCCTATTTCCTTAGCTATCTTATAAGCTTCGTAACGTTCTTTTACGCTAGCCTTAAGGATCTCTTTAACGTCGAACTCGAAAAAGTATTTACCTTTTTCTTTCTCCAGTAATAGATCACGGTTAAGAGCCGTCTCGAACGCCTTAACTATTGGGTATATAGCTGTCTTAAAAGTCTCGTAATAGTCGTCTTGAATATGGAATATATTATTGATTTCGTCCTGCAGCGTTTTCTTGCTTTCGTTAAGCTGCATCTCTACGGAAGTATTAGAAGCTTCCTGGAACTCTAAGCCGTTATTCAAGACTACTACGTTACTCTGATCGTTAGCGTATAGGTTACGCCAGGCAGCTTTTAACAGGTTTATTTCTTCCTGTCCTAGTTTCCTCTGTGACTTAATAAAGCCTTTCTTATTACCGCCAGACTTAACTAGCATAAGCTGATACTTAAGCATATTATAGGCAGTTTCTAACGCCTTAGAGACTTCGGCGCAGATTCCTACGCCGCTCGCCCCGTCTTTTGTGTTTCTCAGGATTTTTATAAACTCCCACGGTTTAAATTCCTGATCGTAGCAGAATATCGTATAGTATTTGTCTAGTGGGTTCGGATTTCTGTATATATTTATAAAATCATCTGGTATATATTTAAGTGCGGTTACTTCGTTCCGCTCCTTTTGAATGTAGCAGTAGCCGCCTTTTCCTAAAAGGTAGTCCTCAACCATAGCTTTTTTAAGCTGGTAAGCGTCCAGAGTGTCCCCGGTATCGCAGTTAAGCAGGGTAACGCGTGTATCGTTCTCCTGTTCTTCTACTTTTCCTTTTTTGTATTTATAGAGTTTAACTGGCATACTGGCGATAGTTCCGCTTATAAAGTCTACCGCTCCACTAACTGCCGGAAGCGTTAAAGCTTCCTCACGTTTAATAGCGTCGCCGTTTAGTATTGCACGAAGTAAAACGTCGTCTACGTCGTTAAAATCTACCTCTGTATCCCGTTTTCTGAACACGTCTAAAAAGCTCATAAGGTTAACCCCCTTTTTACGGCATTAACATAACATAAAACATAGGCTTAAAATTCCGTATTTTTTTCCGCACAAAAAAAGAACGGCTACGCCGCTAGTCGTAACCGTTCCCGTGTTAAGAGAAAGACAAAGATGCAGTAAAAAAGTATGAACAGCTATAATATATATAACATACTTTATAGGCTAAAAATTCCTATATTTTTTATAGCACTTGTATTGTAAAGTCTGCACGGTTCAAAAAAACGTCCTGCTCCAGTAAGTAAACCGCGTTTATTAATGCTACTGTCATATCTACCTTGCCTTTTGATTTTTTCTTATTCACGTATAAATTTTTGTTTGTATCATAAGTACAGCGTGCGTTTTGAAAGTTTATTTCTAAGAGTTTATTCTGTGTATATTGAAATTCGCCCGCCAGTATCTTTTCTTTAAGTAACTTCGTAGGCGGATGTAAAACGCTGGAGTGCTGCCTGATCTCGATAGTATTATATCCAGCTCTTTCGAGTTTCTGCGCAGTACTAAGAGCGTTATATCTGTCATAGCCTACCGCCTGGACCTGTACGTTAAACTTCTCTTCAATCTGCAGTATATAGTCTTCTACTACTGCGTAGTCTATTACTTTATCCCCGCAGGCTATAGCGTTCTTATTTCTGATAAATTCCCGGTAGTCTACTTTCTCAAACGCGTTTTTCTCGTCTATACGTCCCTCTGGTATAAAAGCCATAACGTCCGCTATTATCTCGTCGTTATCGTCCACGCCTACCATAGCGACAGCAGTATTATCGTTACTTTCGGATAGATCTACGCCCAGGTATACTACTTTCCCGTCCCACTCAATATTTTTTACTCTGCATTTCTGCAGGTCTTTAACGTCTACGTATGTCTCTGTGCCCGCGCCCTGGTATATAATATTACAATGCTTAGTTACGAAGTTTTCCCTAGCTGACTCCATAGCTATAGCTTTCGCTCTTTTCTTCTTTAAGTCTTCCCAGATCTCCGGGACTTCCAGGCTAACGGGGTTAGCTTGTCTAAGGACTAAGTCGTCACTCTCCCAGTTTTTAGGATTATCTGGGACGTAAAGAAGTGCAAAGAGAGTATCGTCTTTAACTATTCCATCCAGTACCTTACGGGCGTAAGCGTCGTACTCTTCTATAGGGTTATCTATATTAGGGTACTTAGTGGATATTATAAAGCCCAGCTTATTAAGTATATTAAGCTGTCCGCTCTGCATGGCTTCTATAGCGTAAGTACTCGGAAGTGCTCCGACTTCGTCAGCACAATATACGTTTGGCAGCTTTCCGTCTAGATTACTGTTACTATAATTTAACGGCGTGTATTTAGACTCTTTAGTTATAAACTCTATATAGTCCCTCAGGATCTTAAAGCGCTTATTATTCTTATATTCGTAAATTAACGGACTGCTTTTAATGGTCTTCGTGATAGCTTCCTTTATTTCCCTGGATAGCTTACCATCCGGCGCCACGCTGTAGAACTCGCTAAACTTCGGTTCTATGATAAATAATATTATAAAAAGCGTTCCTACAGTAAAAGTCTTATAGTTCTTTCTGCAAATCTCTAATACGCAAGTCTCATATCTTCGCCGGGCTTCGTTAGATCTGTATACTGTGCATAAGACTGCGGTATATATAAGCCATTGATAGCCCGTTGTGCACTCATATAAAGTTTGCCCTGCTTTTAATCCTTTCGGCATGATTAGAATTTTAAGTATTGCTTCAATCTGTTTATATTTACTTTCACTTATTATGAAAGTCTTACTTTTGCCCTCAGAGACTCGCATAAATTCGCGCATCTGCTTCTTTACGTATTTCGGTGTAGTTTTGGCCCGTATGCTTTTCTTACAATACTCGTAAGCTTTCGTATTAGTCACTAATACCGCCCCCGTTTATTATCTCCAGTAATGGATCTACGTCTTTATCCTTATCCTCAGCTTTAAAGCCCTGGATTATCTTAAGTAAGGTCGATACGGTTTTATTTGCACTATTCATAGTATTATTATAAGCGTTAATAGCCGGGTTAGTATAAACGTTTTCGCGCCCCTTAACATATTCCTTTGTCACCAGCGTCCCAGCCGCTTCTATTTCCTGCTCCAGTTCCTTAAGTAGTTTGATCTGGAATAAATACCGCTCGAATGTAGTAGTAAAAAAATAATTGGTATGTACTCCGCTGTTCTCAGCTAGCTTTAAGATCTCATTAGCCTTTCTAGTCATGGCTCTACTATTTGCTTTCATAAAAAGCCCCCTTTCGTTGCCCCTCTCAGATTATTTTCTGTTTTAATTTAAAATAAAGCTGTTTTATTTCTTTTTCGGCTTTTTTCTTTTATTTTTCCAAAAAAACAATGATTTTTAAAATTATCGTAAATGTATG